CACAGCGGCAATGGACCGACTCAAAGAAGCCTGCTTCTACCCCTACCTCCTGCTCGAGGGGAACCTGCTCGACACCATGAACCCCACCAAGGATCTGCCTGATCCCTGGAATGCGATCGACGCCCTGCATCGCATCCTGCTTGAAAGAAACATTGGTCTGATTCTCTTACCGAACACCAGCATGAGTGCACGCCGTGCCGTGGCCGAGTGGGCAGTACGCCTCTTGGTCAACGCCGCACTGTGCCCTATACTCCCTGCTATCACCCCCTCTGAGGAACCCCCATGTCCGACCACGTGATGCTCGCCACCATTGTCCGCAACACCTACCTCGGTAGTAAGACTGCCAACGTAACTACCTCTGGCTCGGCCACCTCCAAGGTTGCTACGAGCACGCGCCCGGCCACTGACACCACTGCCAACGCGGGTTCAATCGTGTTTGGTTCAACGTGCAACTACATGAAGATCCACCCGTGGGCTGCATCCGGCAGTACCCCCACGGTGCGCGTCATCGGCTGGGCCTTCTGCATTGATACCCGCCTTTGGATTCCCCACCTGATCGCCGAAGTCACTATGGCTTCGCTCCGTTCGGCTACGACTACCATCAATGGCACCGCCCTCAAGGCTGCTGCAACCCTAACCAAGGGGGCAGGTGATGCCAAGCTGTTTGCTCCCTCGGCGGATAACGCAGATGCCTACTTCGTCGTGGACTCGCAGGGCTTTGAACTGGTTGAACTGCACTTCCACACAGCTTCAGCTGGCGTTGCGGTGAACGCCCACATTGGCGACATGTAATGAACCGAACACGCGCGTCTTCAGTTGATGCCTTCGGCACACGCGATCAGCGTAACCGTATCTACCCCGCACTTGAAGCAAGCGATGGCTCCACGCTGTCTCTCGACTTCACCCAGATGTCCTCTCTGGATTCTCGGTTTACCTTCAGCCGCAATACACAAGGTACTTTTATCAACTCAAGTGGGTATGTGGCGTGGAGTGACGTAAACCTAGTCAGGGATTCAATCGGATTTGCAGTAACCAGCGCAACATCCAGAGGATGGGGACTACCAGCAGGCGCAACAACATCTCTTGTCAACGACCGAAACGGAGTTTCGTCTAACGCAAGCCGTACCTCTTACACGCAGAGTGGCAGCGCGGCAGTAACGTGGTCTCCGGACTCTAGTGCTGTTGCTGCAACCGGTGTGGTCGCGCGCTTTTGGATTCGTGGGGTGACGAACGCAAGCCGAATCGACGTCGGTTGGTATCAATCGACGCTCGGATGGGGTGTGGCATCCGACGGCAGTTGCACGATTGTCGGTGGATATTCGTCTGGCGTCACCATCAATAGTCAGACTGGTGTGTTGTTCAGGGTCGAAAACCTTTCAACCACTGAGTGGACTCAACTTGAAGTAAAACGATCTACGCGCTTTGATTACTTTGCTATGTACTTCGGAGGTGCGGCCGCTACTGGTTTAGCTCATGCTTTTGAGTTCTCTGATTTTCAGATCAATCTTGGAACAGTAGCAAAACCATTTGTTGCAACGTCGAATGCTGGAGGCGCAGGACTTCAAGCGCCACGCTTTGACTATGACCCGACCACGCGAGCTCCTCGCGGGCTGCTGATTGAGGGAAGCGCGAGCAACCTGATGACCCACAGCGAGGATCAGGGGAACAACACGACATGGAATGCGTTTGGGTCGTCCGTAACAAGGACGACCGGACAAACGGATCCGGGAAACAACTCAACCGCTAATAAACTTGTATTTGATGCAACGACAGCAGACGCGGTGATTTCTCGCTCCGTAACGGTTTCAAATGCAACGCAGTACACCATATCTATGTGGATGCGTGCTGATTCTGGAACGGTTACGAATGTCAGATTTGCTCGCGCTGCTGGTTCTGCTGGAGCAATCTTCCCGACTCTCACTACTGCATGGCAACGTGTGCAGTTGACGTTTACATCCAGTACCACAAGCGATGGAATTGAGATTCGCGTACTTAATTCGGGGAGTCCCCAAACGGCTACTGTTCATCTGTGGGGCGCGCAACTTGAAGCAGGGACCGGCGCATCGTCTTACATCCCAACTGGAACAGCGACCGTAACAAGAGCAGCTGATAAGTTGACAATGAGTAACATTGCACTAATGCAATGGAATCAGACCGCAGGTACTTTCTTGTGGGACATGGACGTCCAAGCTGAGACCAGCACCAGTAGCTTCGCTCCAGCATTTGCAGGTATGTACCGAGCGGGACCCGTTCGAGTCATTCGATTCCAACTCAACAACTCTTCAGGTACAAATCCCAGAATCGGCAGTGACACGTGGACTGCAACTCCTAGTTCAATTGTAGCAACTAGCCTTTATACACGGCCTGTTGGAACACCGTTCAAGGCTGCTGTTGCATTTGCCAACACGGGTCAGTCCATGACTTACTGCATAAACGGAACCGTGCAGACAACCGTTACTGGGACAGGTACTCTTGCCACGCCTACGTTGTTCTTGATGCACCAAGACCCATCGGCTGGAGACACTGAATACTTCCCAATTCATTTGAGGCAACTGAAGTATTGGCCAACTAACTTGTCAAGTTCAGACCTTCGTTCAATTACTACCTAACAGGAGAACAACATGCCACCTGAGTTCCGGTCGACCCCAGTGGGGTCGCGCGATCTGCTCGCCCAACACGGTCTGGTTGAGCGTCGTCCCCCCGTCCGTTCGTCCGACTTCCGTTCGCTCGGATCCCCGTTCCACTACTACCTCACTCGCAAGCTGGGCCTAGTCCCAGCGCTGCGCTACAGCGTGGCCCTCTCGCAGGGCACCTGGTTCCACGCGGCCCTTGAGATCCTCCTGCAGCCGGGCATGACTGGGGACCAAGCACACACCCAGTACAAGGCCAAGCTCGAGATCCGCATGGACGAGCTTCGCAATGTGTGCACCACCCTTGCCATGGGTGACGCACGCATCCGTGAGATCCTCGCCACTGAGGAACAGGACGCCACGTGTGCTTGGGTCTGGGCCCTCACGACCAAGGACATGCCCATCAACGGGGCCATCTCCAACGGTCGCACCCTGCACGAGTTCCTCTCGGATCCCAACTTCACGCCCATCTGTCAGGAGTGCATCCTCCGCACCCACATGGAAGTGGACGACAAGCGTGTGGCCCCCATCGACTGCGTCATGCAGCCCGACCTCCTACTCCACCACCACACCCAGAACTCCCTGTGGATCGTGGACTACAAGACCACGGGCATCAGCCCCCGCATGCGTGCAGCGTCGTGCCCCATCGAACCACAGACCCAGCACTACATGCACATCCTCGACCACATGGTCAAGACGGGTCAGCTTCAAGCCAAGTACGACCTGCCCTCGGACGTCACCGTGGGGGGCATGCTCCACGCCATCATCCGCAAGCCCACCATCTCCTTCGGCCAAGGCGACCGGGACTACATCTTGGACACTACCCCCTTCAAGAGTGGGCCCCGCAAGGGCGAGCCTCGCAATGAGAAGGTGTACACCGGCGAGCCCCGGCTGGAGAACTACCTTGAGCGTTGCCGTCAGTGGTACCGGGGCGAGAAGGACTACATCCACCTGTCAGGTGACCGGATCGCTGACCCTGTCATCGACCTGTCCTTCACCAGTGGTACTGCCCTGATGGATCCCCACTGGACAGCCCAGTACCGGGCCCGGTTGGCTGCGGTGAATAAGTGGAGAATCGCCGCAATTGAACCACATGAGTATCCGTGGCCCACAGAAGTTCACGGATCTGGTACACTGGACACATACGCCCCCTTCGTCCTGCGACCTGTCACGGAATGGCCGGACATCGTACTGCAGGAGGGGTTCCTCGTTTCGGACCGGGACACACCACAGGAGACAACCAATGACAACGGATCCGTATCCGCCCAGCAAACTGCAGCGCAGTGAGTTTGGTACTTTGCTCACCTCTGTGCTGCAACAGATCATCAAGCCCGCACTTGCAGAGTTGATTCGCACTGACCCTGAGATCACCAACAAGTCCACGTTGCACACTGCATTCAAGAAGTCCACGCAGAGCACCGTGTCTTTCTCCACGTTCAACACGTGGCTTGAAGCACTTGGCATTTCCTTCCGCAAGGTTGTGCAGATTGAAGGCATCACCCCCGTCCCCGCCCCGGGCGGGGGGGCCGGCCCCCGCCCGGATGCAGGGGAACAGGATGTCAAGTTCGACAACGAAGAAACTTTTGATTTCCGCCCGTCGCGGGGATTTGGTGACGCTTTCGGTGAGATTGCACGCAACTCAGGAGGATTCCAATGAGCATTCATCAGACAACAGCAGCAGGCACTGGCCCCGTTCGGGCATACAAGGGGCTAGGATTCCAGGGTGGACCTGGTCTCTATTCGCTCCGTAATCTTTTCGGCATGGTCGTGGGTGAGCAGAACTCTGGCAAGTCTTACTTGTTCCAGTCCTGCCCCGACGCCTTCGTCATCAACCTCGATCTGTCCAGCACCGTGTCCCCCCACGCCAAGTGTGCAGTGTGGCCCGGCATTGGTATTGATGGTCGTCCAATGGACGTCGACGGAAAGCCGCTCATCATTACCTGGGACCACGTCGAAGCCAAGATCAAGCAGCTATGTGATATGGCTAAGAACGGAGACGAGCGCCCCTCAATGGTCGTCATTGACACCATGATCCCGATGATCCGTCTGCTCAAGCCGTGGGTTGCACGGCAGATGGGCAAGGAACTCTTCGAGCAGGCACATGGCCCTGCTGCGTGGGAGCGTCTGTATGACACGGTGATTGATGTGGCTCACCGTCTGCGCTCACACGGTTACGGCGTTTGGCTGCTCGCCCACCTGTCCCGCGACTGGGTGGAGATCGGCGAAGGATCCAAGGTAGAGGAGCACTACCTGTCCCTGCCTCCCGGCCTGCGGGAGCGACTGTCCAAGGTGGTAGAAATCATTGCACCCATGCGCTCAGAAGTGCGCGAAGTCTCCACCGTGGAACCAACAGTTGTTACCGTGGCCGGGAAGCAGGTTACGCAGAATCGCACTGTCACCAAGCAGACGATCACGCGTACCATCTCGTTCCGTGACCCGCGCTACCTGCGACTCATCCGTACTCGCACTCTCAAGCCGATGCAGGACATCGACGTGACCAGTGCAGTTGACCCTTGGGGCTTGTTCGAAGAAGCCTACAAGACCGCCAACACACCCTGACCCCCGGAAGG